GCCACCGTCACCACCAGTGCGGCTGGGAATTCTACGTTGATGTATTTCGTTTTTGACTCGTTCAACAAAACTCATGGCCAAGTGACTTGGCATGTTGCCCACGTCAATTTTAAATACTCTACGTTCTGGTGCTCGACTCACACGATAGATAAGCACAGCATCTTCTAGCAATTCTTTTTGCTTGAACACCCGATAAATTGTTTCCAGTACACTTTGTCCAAAAGGCCAATAAAAGTCCAGGCCTTCGCTCAAACTAAGGTGCACAATGTGTTTAGCATCAAGTACTGCTTCGTTCATTGCTGCGGCAAATCGACTTTGTCCCGAGCCACCTGATCCGCCTGCGCCTGAATTTGGTGCAGTGTAGTTAAATGGCGCAACATATCCTGAGCTGGGCGGATTTGACTGGTAATCAGTTGTGGTTTTTGCTGCCATGGTCAAATTCTGAAAGTTAGGGTTTATATCCCTAATAACATATTGTTCAGGCTTTTTGCCTTCACTTTCATTGACAATAACTCGAGCAACCTTGGACATGTCAATCCAGTACAATTCAAATGTTTCTGGATCACGCACAAACACTTGATCACCGTATTTGAGTGTGTTGCGGAAAATTTTGAAGATACGTTGATCAAACTTGTTTAGTTTGGTCCACTGCTGTAACTGACGTTTGATAATTTTTACTTCATTATCAGTTGGAGTTTCGTTGTATGTTACTTCAAACGGTACAACATCTCCTTCAAGAGTTTGTGTTGAAAACTCTGCTAGAATATCCAAGCATGCATTGATTTCACTATCGCTATCCATGTTTTCGTATTGATTATAACGTTCAACACGATTTGGATGCCCCGAGTACACTTCAGGAAGCCTGCTTGCATAGTTTCGATATGCAACATCGGCGTGATTGCTTAGATCTGTTCTACCATTATTCCGACCATACCCTGGCAGACCATCTGCATCTCGGCCAGATAACGGACTCAATTGCCCGCCTACATTCGCAACTTTAAAATATTTTTTCCAAGACATAGTGCTTCTATTTATAGTTAATTTTGTGCTACACGCAACATTTGCTGACTAATGGAATTATTACTGCGTTGTTCTCTAACCATCTCTTGCATGGTTGAAATCAGTACACTTTGATCAATTGGTTGCGGTTGTGATATTTGTTGAAATGTTGATCTAATTTCTTGAACCACTGCTGTGGTGAGACCTTTGATAATTTCAGCAAAGTTTGGATCCATTTGAGTTGGATTAGTCTTACCAGGCGCTGACATCATGGCATCAATGCCTTTTAACATTGATGTATATTTGTTTGCTGGGCCTGCCAGTGATTCTGTGAGACTGCTAATTGCATCACTAAATTTTGGATCCAGTTGCATTGGAATTTTTTTGCCATCTGGTAACGGAACCACAGCTTCTGTACCATGCAATGTTGCTGGATATCCACTTAGCGGTCCAGTTAGTATGCCACCCTTGGACGCTTGTAAAACTTTACCTTCTCTAAATCCCTCAACTTGATTAATTGTATTCAACAAAGTTGACTTTTGCCCAGCATCTAGCGTCCCTAGTATGGTAGTAGGAGGAACGCCCAAAGCCTTAACTATTGAATTAATGTAGCCTGCTGTGTTATTTTCAGTAGGTGGTGCATATCGAGATATTGCATCAGCAATGCTGAGATTGACATATTTGCTTCTAGAACCAAACAGCAATTCTTCTTTGGCTTTGGATCCTTTTTCCAGTGTTGGAAACACAGCAAATCTTCCGTCGCTGCCAACGGCTCCCATGCTCTGCGAAAATTGCCCAAATTCAATATTACCTGGGTTGTTGTTGCGCCAATTACGTGCGCCCTCACGACGTTGTTTATCGCCATCCACGGTACTAACTGTAGTATACCCCCTTCCAGCATCCACCACGCCTGCAGCTGGTTTTGCTGAAACTGGAGTTCCTGGTGCCGCTGTTGCCCCTGCCCTGCCACCTGTTGCTGGAGCTGTACCACCTGTTGCTGGAGCTGTACCACCTGTTGCTGGAGCTGTACCACCTGTTGCTGGCAGCCGGCCGGTATCTTTGAGAACCTGTGTATCTGACGCAACTCGCTCTTCTTTGGCTGCGCCAGCTAGCCCTTTGATACGCTTGCCTATACCCTCAGCACCAACAAACCCAATTATGTCGCCTAGTGCGTCACCAAGATTCTCAATTGCTTGTGCAGTAGCAATACTGGCTTTCTCTGTGAGTTTGGCTTTTTCCCAGTTGGCTTTGTCTTGTTCTTCAACCATTGCTGCTCGAGATGCTTGATCTGTTAGCAATTTTTCAGGGTTCAGTCCCAGAGTCGCTAGCGTAGCTGTTGTATCAGCCGCAGTTCTTGGTCTTTGAACTTCGTTTACTGGATTAACCGGCTCCTCGGCTGTTATGCCTTTTAAATCCATGCCAGTTTCTCGGGCCACAACCTTGATAAACTCATTCAACGATGTGGTAAAACCCTGAACTGCTGTTGTTGCCGCCGGCATTGCATTAAAGCCAAAATTCTGAATCTGTCGACCCATTTGCTCCATGGCTTTTTGAGCATCAACTGTTTTGTTAGTCAACTCATCTTGACCAGCAACTTGTGCATCCTGTGCCTTTTGTGCTTTAATGGTGTTGCCTTCAATTGTGGCTCTGTTGAAATCGCTCAGTTCAGCGTACTTTATAAAAGCGTCTGTTCCGTCGCCAGCTGCCTTGGCATAAGATTGCTGAATAGCTTCATTTTCGCGTGTGGCACGTTGCAATCTTACTAGTGCTTCACCTTGATCAATTTCTCTACGTTTTAAAGCATCAACAATGTCAACAATTGCGCCGCCGGTGGCCTGGAATCCTTTGACTGCCGCACTACTATTAGTAAATCCAGTAGCAGTGTCTCGCACTGCGGCGCCTAGTTCTGGAGCTATCTTTGAAACCACTGTTTGGAAACCCAGCAACTCCTTAGCAGCCTGTTCGCCACCGCTGGCAATCATTTCATCAATTGATGCACGGAAGCGACCTTCGCCTAGTGCGGCATCCTGCTGATCTTGAATGGCCTTGCGATTCATACCAGTCACTTTGGCCAGCAAATCCAATTCCTTGGCATATTCAACTGTGCCTTGTTTTAGTTGCATTGCTGTTTTATTTTGACTTAGCCCCAGGCGTGTCTGTTGAGAAACAAACGCTCCAGCAGCCTCGCCCATCTGGTCAGCATTGTATCCCATTCTACGAAGAGCGTCACCAGCATCGCTGTCAACAATATCGCCAACAATCTTACTAAAATCTGCTGCCCCGTCGCCCACAGTGCCACGGAATCTAGCTAGAGTAGCTGAATTTTCTGTAATGGATTTTTTGAATCCATCTAGGCTCATGCCTGAATCCAAGAACTGTTGTTGAACTCCACTCATGCCACGTGCAGTGAGTGCCCCAGTCTGGCCTAGATCATTAAAAGTTTCTACAGTTTTTTGTAGCTGGGTTATTACAAACTTGCTGCCTTCAGCTACTATTTTAATAGCACCTGAAATAGCAGATCCAGCAAGCGGAATGGCTTCAGCCATTTTACCAAGAGAATTGCTTACTGAATCAATGATTGGGTTTAGTGCAGTGAATTTGTTGTTGCCATCAGCCAGTTCCATCAAGAACTTGCCAGTGGCACTGGCAAATGCACCCAGTGTGTCCATTGCTCCTGATACTGCTGCGCCCAGTGTACGGAACGCAATATTAAGCGCAACACTTTCACCAGCCATGGCTTCAAGTTTCTTGTTGAACATACTACTAACTGTTAGCCCACGGAACATTTCATCAACGTATTGCCCGGCTGCTGTTCGTTGTCTGTTTTGTGCTTCTATACTAGCCAGTGCAGATTGATTTTCTGCACGACGATTGACTTCCCTAGCTTTTTTGTCTTCAATAGCAAGTTCTGCTTGGCTCAGTGTTGCCCGACGAGCAACTTCTCGTTGTGCGGCTGCTGCTTCTTCAGCAGTTTTGGTTGCAGTTGCTTGGGCTTTTCGAAGAGCTTCCTGGGCATCGGTAGCTTTGTCAACTTCTTTAACAAACTCGCCCATGGCTCGATCTTGCTGTGCACGAGTGCGATTGTTGGTATCCATGGTAGCCGAGAGTCGTGCCAGTGCATTGACAATCTTGTCAGTGCCGCGCTCGCCAGATTTTGTGTCTTCTGTTCCGCGAGTTGCACTCATAGAGTTGAGAACTGGCACCAATCGTCTCAGTTCTTCAATAAGGTCTAATAATTGTTGATCCATGGATTTTAACCTATAAATAATTCTAACTGTATATTTACCGTTAAGGAAAATCATGAACCCAAACCCACTAAGCCAATATTTTAGACAACCCGCAGTTTTCATCAAACTGCCCAGCCAAGGCAAGTACTATCCTGCTGGTGCCCTGGAAGCAACTGCAAATGGAGAATATCCTGTGTTGCCCATGACCACACTGGATGAAATCACTTACCGAACCCCTGATGCATTGTTCAACGGTCAAGCTGTTATTTCGGTAATCCAAAGCTGTGTGCCCAACATTAAAAATGCTTGGCAAATGCCCGGCATGGACATTGACACTGTACTGGTGGCTATTCGAACAGCCACTTATGGGCATGTGTTAGACATTTCTAGTCAGTGCCCAAAATGCGGAGAAGAAGCAGATTACGGTGCTGATTTACGAATTGTGATGGACTCGATTCACGCACCTGACTACTCTAAACAATTGAATCTCGGAGATTTAGAGATTTATTTCAAGCCCATGTCCTACAAACAAATGAATGAAAACAGCATGACGCAGTTTGAAGAACAAAAAACTCTGCAGATGCTACAGTCTGATGACAGCGATAGTGCAACCAAACTCAATCAACTTGGGGAAGTGTTGAAAAAAATCACAGCAGTCACAACTGCTGCTTTGGCTCAAAACATTGAACTGGTCAAAACGCCAAGTGCCCAGGTCAGCGACCTTGCACACATCACCGAGTGGTTGGGCAATTGCGACCGCACAATGTTTGCACGTATACGAGATCATATCATTGCACAAAAACAACAAGGTGAATTACAACCCTTGGATGTCAAGTGCAATAACTGTGCAAACGAGTACAAACAATCGTTTACACTGGACATGACAAATTTTTTCGGAGCCGCCTCTTAACTCAAACCACTGATCAAATTATCAAAACAATTGATCGTATGGAGCGGGAAACAAAAGGTATAAAATCCGACGTGCTTAGAATGTGTTGGGGCATGAGGGGCGGCTTGACATACAACGAGGCAATGCATCTAGGATACACTGAAAGAGAATTGATTGGCTTATTGATCAAAGAAAATCTTGATACTACCAAGAAAACTGGATTAAACTACTTCTAACATGGATCATGTACAGGCAAAAATGGATGTGATCAATTGGATCACTGGATTTGTTGAAAAGCCCAATCCATTACTCAACGGCTGGGCACCATGTCCGTATGCACGTCAGGCACGAGTGCAAAGTCGAATTAACATCAGGATTGGCCAGACACCCAACCAGGACCTGGAAAATATCACCGCACACGACTTCAAGGATCTTGACGTTATTGCATTGATCTACGATCCTGCAGAGTGGCCGCTGTTGACTTTTAGATCTGCCTGGCAACACATGCAGAACCAAGTGTTAGAAGAACGTGGAATTTATGTGCTTGAAGATCACCCCGAAGACCTTGAACAAGTGCTCGGAGTTGTCATGAACCAAGGCAGCTGGGCACTGCTGTTTGTTCAGTTGCGTTGCAAGCTTGAAGAAGCTGCCACACAACTTGCTGCCAAGGGCTACTACGATAATTGGCCTAGCCCGTATCTAGACTCATTGTTTCATGGCCGACACGATCCCAGATTATGACATACCAGTATGCTCGTATCAATTTGGCCAACACTCAGTATCAACCCTGTTGCGACTGGTATTACATCACTCAGCCCGACATTGCTGAGCTGAACTCAATATATGCAACCTACTGTAGATACAAAAGGTTCAGTAGTGTCATGCCAATATTTGACAGTCAGTATCTGGATGCTGACACCGACATAATTGGCTATCGTGATCAACAGCAATTAGTGGCGTTTTCCTTGATCAAACGCTACAACGATCATCACGCATTATGTGCACAATTTGCATGGACTTACAGCAAGCCCAGTCTAAGACTGGGCATCAGTAGTCTACAAACTGAGTGTGCAATTTATCGCGAGCGTGGGTTTCAGTACTTGTACTTGGACCAAGCTCATTTGTACAAACAAAGCATTGAAGGCTTTGAACTTTTAGGACCTATATAACATGGCAGACATTTACACAATTTGGGCAGACAAAGAAGGCGACATATCAGACTTGGACTGGGTCAATGGTATGAAGAGCTTTTTTGACCACTTGAAATCTGAAGACAAGATGATGGACTATCGCATCACCAGATGCAAGATGGGATTTCGTAGCATTGCCAGCATGCCCGAATGGATGATACTCATGGAGTTTCGTGACATGGCACAGATGGACGAGGCATTCCGACGTGTTGCTCCGTTGTCGGGTGAGCTTGAAGCCAAACACAAGAGTTTTAATCAATTTGTTTCGGGGACGATACAACACGCATTGTTCCGTGATTGGCCAGATACGTTTGTATGATGGTATTGGCTCCTATCAGCGTGGGCGAGTTAGTTGATAAAATCACAATACTAGAAATCAAACTAGCCCATGCAAGAACACTAGACCAAACGGATAACATTCGTAAAGAACTGGTGTTGCTCGTGGAAATACTTGAGTCACATGATCTAGCTCAAGTCGTAGAAACACTTAGACAACAGCTTGCAAAAGTGAATCAGGAGTTGTGGGATATCGAAGATCACAAACGCAGTCATGAAAAACACAAACTATTCGATGATGCGTTTATTGCTCTAGCTAGAAATGTGTACATCAAGAACGATCAACGTGCTGTTATCAAAAGACAGATCAATACATTATGTCACAGTGACATAGTGGAAGAAAAATTATATTAGTTATTAAGAGAACTGCTACGCAGTTCTTTGTTCTTCGCTTACGCTCGAACAATGTTTTGATTTGTTTTATTGAGCGTAAGCGAAACAGTTATCATCTAGATTCTTTGGTCATAGTTGCCCGTTAACCGGGCAAGGTATGATTCGTCGTCATCATCTGAGTTCGTATCAGTCATCTAGTATCAGGAGATTTACAGTACATTGGCATTATCGTACTGTATCGGAGGCGGTTATGCTGTACCCCCTACCCCAGCCTTGTCTCACAACGGAGTGCAGTTGATCCCATACTAGCGAAATCACTTGCATAGCGGTTGTATCTGTTTCACAGAGCCGCAATCTTTTAGGCCTAAGTTAGCTTGTTCTTTGACGCCCAAGATCTGATGGCACAGCACAACCTGTACAACCTCAATGGGGCCAGTCCACGACTGGCACAGTGTCTAATTTGTTGCTTTAAAATTTGTTTGGTAAGAGTGGATCAACACTCTTGCCAAGATGCCTTATTTTAATTTGATAGTTTCTAACACAGGACGAATTGTTGCATGTTGCAAGCTAATCCAGTATTCTACAAAATCAAATCGTATTAATTTGTGTTTGAGGTCTAAATGCTTGATAATGTTGCCGTACACTATTTCAAATTTTTCTAAATTAATCAAGTTGCCAAATGATACTTCTAGTAGTCTGTTGTCTACGAACTGTGATTCGTTGCTAACAAACTGTGCAGTATCATCATACACAAAATCAGAATACTGATTGTTGTTTTTGTATGTTGCTAGCCACTGAGTCGCCTGTTTCTCTAATAAGTTGCCTGGGGTAATTCTTATTATTTTTGCATTGGGGAAAAACAATAATATTTTAGAAATTTCATCATTGCGGCAATAGTGATTAGAGAATATCACCTGATCCATCAAACTGTAATTTAAATTTTTTCTTCCAATTTCTGTATTGATGTCGTGTATTAGTTGTTGATTGAGTTCAAGTTGTTGAGTTTGTTTGTATTTTATATTTGTAAGTTTTGAGTCAGTTGGTCTGAATATAACCTGCCCATGTTCGCTGATTCCAAAATAGTAACATCCTGTTTGACCATAATGAAAATTTACAATCGCTGCCAGCAAATCGCCAGCAGCTCCTGGGGGGTAGACTATCCATACACATGGATCGTCTTTTGAAAAATCAACACCGTCTATGAAATGTTCAAATTTACTATCGTACTTCATTTACAGTTGCATTTTGTTTATAATATGTGATCCATGTACTCTAACTTGTATATGACCATTGTAATAATCTCGTGATTCTAATACTTTTCTTGAAAACTGCTCTCTTGCCTCAATGTAACTACATTCTGATTTGGAGTTGCAATAAAAAAGTATTTCTCTGGTGAAGTTTTCGGTGCCTAGTTTTTCGATGTCTGAAGTCAATTCTGGGCTTGACCCATAGTACTCTCTCCAGTCTGAGTCGACTTTTGATCGTATCTTTTTCTTCTTCTTTGTGCCGTTTTTGAGTTTGACTGTTTTTTGAGTTGTCTTACTAAATTTTGCTAATTTTTTGCCTATGTACTTGCGTCCAGAAAGATTATTTGTGATCAAATAAACAAATCCTACACAATCTTCTGGTAAAGTCTCGATCGGAGTATTTTGATATAACCAGGTCATTTGTGTATACAGTTTGTTTTTGCATTGTAGTTATGCCTATCTAGTGATGTTTTAAAATTATATAGAATTCGTGTCTATGTCGTTACTGTAGCTGGTAAATCCGTTTTCCTTGATAACCCGTAGTGTGTTTTCTACTCGGCTTGCCAGTTCGTCCTTGTGAGAAACCAGCCAGATTGATTTGTTTCGTTCGCGAGCCATTTGTTTCAACACACCCAGTGCAGATTCAACCCCAACTGTGTCCATGCCTGAATCAATCATCTCATCAACAAATAATACATTGATGGGTTGATACAAACTCTCCCACACATCTCGAAATGCCCAGGAGATGCCTAGGATCAGTCGATTGCGCTCGCCGCGAGATAGATTATCAAAATCTAATTCTCGGCCTAGTTCAGTAATTTCCACAGTCAGGTCATTCTGAAATACCACCTGGTGTGGCAATCCAATGCGATCCAGATAGTGTGTGAGTCTGCTGT